TTTTTCCAACTAATGAAAAACAAAGATTTCAACAATACTTTACAGAAATACTTGGGAAAAAAGGGGCTACAGAACAAGTGCTTAAACAAGCTGCGGGCAGTCCTGAGTTAGTTAAATTTATACAAGACATTGAAGGTGGTAATTTTAAAAACTTTAACAAAGTAGTTTCTGCTTATCAAAAAGGTAAAGTAGAATTTGGTAAAGAATTAGATTATTACTGTAAGCTAGCGGGCAAAAGAAAGTTAGCAACAGGAATGGTTCCTGGTGCAACATGTAGTTCTGCAGATATTGAAAGAGGAATGAGAACAGATGCAAAAACTCCTGAAGGTAGAGAAAGATTAACTAAGGTTGCAAAAAACTTTGGTAAAATTTTTGGAAAGATTGTAGCTCCTATTGATATTGGAATTGAAGGTGCGTTTGCATTGCCACACTTATTACGTGGAGATGCACAAGGTGCAATTGCTGCAACGACTGCAGGTTTCTTTGGTGCAGGTAAAGATGTAATGGAGCAAGTTGGAGAAAAGTTTGGAACCGATAGTCCTGAGTATGCATTGTATGGAGCAGAGAATGCCATACAACAAAAGATGACTGCAATTGCTGGACTAGATAAATTACTTATGCAGAATAGACAACTTGGAATTATTCCAGAAGAGTCTGGTGAATTTAAAAAAGGAATTGGAAGACAGCCACAAGAAGATGCTTTACGAAAACAATTTGCAGAACAGTTTGTAACTTTATCTAAATTAGACAAAGGTGCTACAGAAGACTTTGCACAGTATTATCCACTAACAGCTGATCTTACACAAAGAAACAAAGCAATACAAAACGTACGTGGTTTATCTGATGAGATACAATCAAGCGGTTTGTTAAAAAATATTAAAGGTCCTTCTGATACAAAAACAATAGAAGGATTTTTAGAAACAGATGGTGGTAGATCTAAGTTTCCAATTTTACCTAGATTTGATATACCTTATGATACTCCTAATCCTACTGCATTTAAAATTAGTACAACTGAATTTAAAGCAGAAATAGCTGGTGATTATGATGCAAGTGGTAGTCCAAAATTTAGAAAACATTATATGAATCATGTTGCACATCCAGGAATTTGTATTGTTAGATCAAAAGTATTTGAGTCAACAAATCCAGATGATTATACAGAAATAGTTGCAGTATCACGTGATATGACTAAAAAAAGTTGGGGCGGAGGATCTAGTGTTGGCAGTGTAGGCTCAGCTGACGATCGTAAATTATGTACTATTCCAGCAATGAGTTATATAATAGAGAAGCCTGGATCTTATGTTGTAACATATATTACAAAATTTTTAAGACGTGATAACGCTGGAGGTAAGTTAGTTTATATTAATAGACCCGGATCTCTGACAAGCACTGCAGGGAAAGCATTGACTCAAGAACAACTACAACCAATTGTTACGTTTGAAACAATTTAATAAATAGGAAATAATTATGGCAGCACCAAACTCAAGAGCAACATTAATAAAATACTGCAAACGTGCATTAGGTGCACCTGTAGTAGAAATTAATGTTGATGACGATCAGGTAGATGATCGTATAGATGAAGCATTACAATTCTACCAAGAATATCATACTGATGCTATTGAAAAAGCGTATTTAAAACATCAAGTAACAGCACAAAATATTACTGATGGTAAAGCTGGAACTGGTATTACAATTGCATCAGGTGTAACAAACGTAATTAAAGTATTTAATTTAAGCGATGCATCTGGAAGTTCATCTAATATGTTTAACTTTGATTATCAAATGCATTTAAATGATTTACATAATATAAATTATGCTAATGGATTAATTGATTTTGCAATGGCTAGACAACATTATGCTATGTGGGAAATGCTTGCAGATGATGACGATAAACAGTTTGAGTTTAAACGCCATCGTAATAGTGTTATTATACACATGGATTGGGACGAAATTAGTGAAGGAGAATTTTTAATATTTGAAGTATATCGTATAATAGATCCAGATTCAAAAACTGATGTATATAATGATTATTATTTAAAAAGATACGCAACGGCACTTATTAAAATGCAATGGGGTATTAATCTTTCTAAGTTTGAAGGAATGGTAATGCCTGGTGGTGTAACATTTAATGGTCGGCAAATATTGGAAGATGCAAAAGAAGAAATAGAAAAACTTACAGAAGAGGCGAGATTAAATTGGGAAATGCCAATTGATTTCTATACAGGATAATATATGCCACGTAATGTATACTTTAGTCAAGCAGTACAATCTGAACAACATCTTTATGAAGATTTAATTATTGAATCATTAAAGATTTTTGGTCAAGATGCTTATTATTTACCTCGAACAATTATAAATCGAGATGAAATTTTTGGTGAAGATTCTTCGTCTAAGTTTGATGATGCGTATATGATTGAAGCATATATTGAAAACCCAGAAGGTTTTGAAGGTGAAGGAGATTTATATAGTAAATTTGGTCTTGAAATAAGAGATGAAGCAAACTTTATTATATCAAGAAGACAATGGCAAAAATTTATTGGTACACATTATAGTAGTACTACATATCCAAAACCTGATGAAGGTGATTTAATTTATCTTCCTTTAAGTAATAGCTTTTTTGAAATTAAGTTTGTTGAAGAAGAACAACCATTTTATCAATTATCTAATTTACCAGTTTATAAACTATCATGTGCTCTATTTGAATACAATGATGAAGATATGGAAACTGGTGTTACTGCAATTGATAATATGCAAATTAAGAATGCATATCAAGTCACACTTGATTTAACAGTAACAGGTGGTAATCATTTTGTAGTCGGTGAAACTGTAACACAAACCGTTGCAACAGGTATTACAGTCTTTGGCGAAGTTCAAACTATTACTAAGACATCAGATACTGTTGCGAAAATATCAGTATCAAATATTGGTACAGCTGATACTACAAATGCATCTACTGCAACAGACTCTGCTCGTGACTTCTTAGTAACTTCAGCATCAACAGGATTTTCTGCTAATCTTGTAGGATCAACTTCAGGTAATACTTGTGTCATTACAAATGTATACACATTATCAGATGATAGTACAACAGATACTTTTTCATCTGATTCACAAGCTAAGAATGTTCAGTTTGAAATTGCTGGTGATAACTTTATTGACTTTTCCGAAAATAATCCATTCGGCGATCCATCGGAGACATTATAATGTTTGGTTCTCATTTCTATCATGCTACAGTTCGTAAATCAGTTGCTGTCTTTGGTACATTATTTAATAACATAACAGTTGCTCGTAAGAAAGGCGATGGTTCTTTAATTAATCAAGTTAAGGTACCATTAGCGTATGGTCCTAAACAAAAGTTTTTATCTCGGCTTGATACTGAAACTGGACAAGATGCATCAACTGCAATTAAATTACCACGAATGGCTTTTGAAATATCTTCAATTGAACAAGATACAAATAAAAAGCTTCAAAAAAGAGTAAGTATTGATGAACCTACAGCGACTACTGTTGTGACAGGATCAACTACTACTCGAACACAAATTACAGATTTTACCGATGCAACTCATACATATGCACTTACAAATGGTGTAAAAACTGTTTCATCAGGATTCGGATTTGGTTCTTTAAATGATACTTATAGCGCAGGATTTAATCCTAATACTGCATATTTATTCAATACATTTAATAATGAAGATTCTGATGCTGCAGAAAAACCTTATAAAATATTATTTGTTATAGCTAGAGATTTTACTGAAAATGGTGATGGTAATGGAACAACATTACCTGTAGAAAATAGATCATCATTTTTTGGACAAAGTTTACACCCAACTATAAATGGTGCATTGGATCCAACTACTACTGTTCTTAGTTATGGTGGAGTAGATCTTGCTGTTGCTGATGCAGAAGTTACTGACGGTTTTATTTTTAGTTCGCCTGCTTATCGATATACTTGGAAATTAACTCAAACACAAATGGACACAATATATGATAATAAACCTGGCGGAGCTGGTACAGGTACAGGTACTGTTGTAATGTCATGGGATACTATAGTAACAACTCCTACTACAGCTGTTAGTTCTCGTAAATCAATTAGACAACAATCACCATATAATATTAATATGCAATTAAATATTATGGCTAAGAATCAAGATGATGGTTTACAAATATTAGAACAAATCATACCATATTTTCAGCCTGAATATACTGTTGCAATAAAACCTATTGATGATATGACATCATTTAAACAAGATGTACCTATTATATTAAACAGTGTATCTTTTGATGATCAATATGAAGGTGATTATAATAGCCGAAGAGTATTAATTTATACTTTAGATTTTCAAATGAAAATGACATTTTATGGTCCATTAACAGAACCTAAAGTTATTCGTCAAGTTCTTATTGATTTTACAGAAGAACGAAAGTTTGGAGCTGCTATTACATTATTATCTGCTATTAAATATCCAACATTCTTTGTGCCTGGAGCTACAATATATCAAGGAAGCGATAAAAATAGAACTTGGTCAGGTACAATCGATTCTTTAGAATCTACTGTTATAAGATTAGTTGAAAATAACACAACTGGATATACAGCAGGTGGACCATTATTTGTAAATAATAATGGTGAAATACAAAAGTATGATGCTACTGGTAATACGATTGCATTATCTGCTGATTTAAATACTTTATCTTCTATGGATATAAAAATTGGAGATACTGATACTGAGTCTGACTTTACTGTTACAACGACTATTGATAATACTGATTTCTCATGATTGATAAAAAAGAAAAGCTAGCAAAATCTTTAGAGAAAAACTTACCAGTTGATATTAAAAATAGAGAACTGGAAAAAGAACTTATCTCTAAGAAAGATATAAATGATGATTATACCTTTTCGCGTGATACTTATAAAGAACTTATAAGCACAGGTATGAATTCGTTAGATTCATTGGCTGAGATTGCGAGAGAGTCAGAACATCCTAGAGCTTTTGAAGTATTGGCAAAATCGATTAAAGACATTGGTGATGTAACTGATAAACTTATGTCGCTTCAAAAGAGCAAACAAGATTTAGTACAAAAGAAAGACGAAGAAAATAAAATAACAAATAATAATGTTTTTATAGGGAGCACAACTGATCTTCAGAGAATGCTCATGGATAACAAAGAAAAAGTGATTGATGGCAACGTTAAAGAATAATGAACTTGGTTATCTTGGAAATCCTAATGTAAAACGAGACGGAGTTGAAGCTCAGTTTACATTAGATGAAATCAAAGAATACCAAAAATGTATGCAAGATCCTGCATATTTTGCAACTAATTATATAAAGATTATATCTCTTGATCAAGGTTTAGTACCTTTTGATTTATATGATTATCAAAAAGAAATGTTTCATCATTTTAATGATAATCGATTTTCTATTGTATTAGCTTGTCGACAGTCAGGTAAATCTATTTCATCGGTTGTATACTTATTATGGTATGCATGTTTTCACCCTGAAAAAACTATTGCTATACTTGCAAATAAAGGTGCAACTGCAAGAGAAATGCTAGCACGTATTACTTTAGCTTTAGAAAATTTACCATTCTTTTTACAGCCTGGATGTAAAGCATTAAATAAAGGATCAATAGAGTTTAGTAATAACTCAAAGATTATTGCAGCTGCAACATCTGGTAGTTCTATTCGTGGTTTATCAATTAACTTATTATTTCTTGATGAGTTCGCGTTTGTTGAAAATGATGCTACATTTTATACATCAACATATCCTGTAATATCATCAGGTAAAGGAACAAAGATTATTGTTACATCAACTGCAAATGGAATTGGTAATGTATATCATAAATTATGGGAAGGTGCAATTACAAATACAAATGAATTTAAACCTTTTCGTGTAGATTGGTGGGATGTTCCAGGCCGTGATGAAAAATGGAAAGAACAAACAATTGCAAATACTTCACAATTACAATTTGATCAAGAGTTTGGTAATACATTTCAAGGACGAGGTAATACATTAATTAATGCAGATACTTTATTAAATCAAATAGCAAAAGATCCAATATATACACAAGAAAATACATATGTCTATAAACGACCTGTCGAAGGTCATAACTATATTATGTGTGTTGATGTATCAAAGGGCAGAGGCCAAGATTACTCAACATTTAATATTATTGATGTATCAACACCGGTATTTGAACAGGTAGCTGTTTTTAGAGATAATAATCTATCAGCTTTATTATTTCCTGATATTATATACAAATATGCAAAGACTTATAATGAAGCTTATGTAATCATAGAATCAAATGACCAAGGTGCTGTAGTATGTAATGGTTTATATTATGATCTAGAGTATGAAAACTTATTTGTAGAATCCACAATAAAGGCTGGCGCAATCGGCGCAACAATGACTAAAAGAGTTAAGCGTATTGGTTGTTCTACATTAAAAGATTTTATTGAACAAAAGAAACTAAATATAGTTGATGCAAATACTATTATTGAAATGAGTACATTTGAAGCAAGAGGTAATTCTTTTCAAGCTTCAAATAATAATCATGATGATTTAATGATGAATCTTGTAATGTTTGCGTGGTTTGCTACAACTGATATATTTAATGGTATAACAAATATTGACATGAAAAATATGTTATACGCAGAAAAACTAAAAGCGATACAAGATGATTTATTGCCATTTGGTTTTATCGATAATGGTTTAAACGAACCTGAGGTTGAAATTGATGAATTTGGAAATAGATGGTCAACCTACAAAATTTAAAAATTATAAATAATAGTAATTGAGAACATACCGTATAATGTATCACATACTATTTAACTCATTGAAGAGGACATAACGATGGCATTTCAAGTCTCACCCGGCGTCGAGGTAAAAGAAATCGATGCAACGAATGTGATTCCTGCAGTTTCTACCAGTATTGGTGGTACAGCGGGTCACTTTAGATGGGGGCCCATAGATAAAGTAATAAGTGTAAGTTCTGAAAAACAACTTGCAGAAGAATTTGGAACCCCGAATGACACAACAGCAGAATATTTTTTCCCAGCAGCGGGATTTTTAAAGTATGGTCAAGAACTAAAAGTCGTAAGGGCTAGTGGTAGTTCGGCCGTTAATGCTGCATCAGGCACAGCTTTATTAATTAAAAATGAAGATGAGTTGCCTCAGCGAACTTTAACTTCAGCTGGCGATTGGGTAGCAAGATACGCAGGTACATTAGGTAATAGTATTACTGTATCTGTTTGTACATCAGCTCAGTTTGCAGCATGGACTTATGCAACTAATTTTGATTCAGCTCCTGGCACTTCGCCTTTTGCTGAAACAATTGTTTCAAGTAATGTAACTGCAGTAAATGGTCTATATCCACATTTAGATGAAATTCATGTAATTGTTATCGATAACGATGGTGCTATTTCTGGAACTAAAGGTACAATACTAGAAACATTTTCGCATTTAAGTCAAGCAACAAATGCTAAAAAATCTGATGGTACAACTAATTATTATAAAGAAGTAATTAATCAAACATCAGAATGGATTTATTTTGGACATACTACTAGAGCAGGTGGAGCTTTAACTACTCCAAAAGAAATTAATGCAACTTCTACTGCTTTTGCTGCTCCAGGAACTGATCCAGATACTGCTGCATTTACAACTCCCTTAACTGGTGGTGTTGATACAGGTAGTGCATCATCTGATATTGTAACTGCATTAGGTTTATTTGATGCGGCTGATATCGAAGATGTAAACTTAGTATTTGCTGCAGGTGATGGTAATTCTGGTGCAACAGGAGAAATCTTAGTTAATACTCAATTAGTTACATTAGCAGG